ACATGGTGAATTCAACAAGTAGGAGCTTGCCGACATCATTCTTATGGACGGCTGATGAGAAGACAGAGAAGCCTTGACTGATGGATTATAGAGGGACAACACCATCTTGACTTCTTCCTGATCCCAAGAATTAAGGGTGGTGTACAACAGCAAGGGATTGTCCTCTATTGATTTCAAAACACTTTCAAAACTTCTCAATCCAGTTTTCTTCACAACTTCTTCATATTTCTTCAAGTTTGAGAATCTTATGGAGTGGTTTGATAATGATGATCTAAGCAGCTTATCTATCTTGCTATCATACTCAATCTCTGCAAGCTCAGACTTGCTCTCTATTTCCCAGTTGTCCACTTTAACCCCTTGTTTGCTGAGGAGATATAGCTGGAAATCAAAGCCTGTCACTCCGGATATTTGATCAGGCTCAAGGGGGAAGAATCCCAAGGACACATTTCGTGTTCCAACTAAAAGTTTATTTGCCTCTCTGTTCAGCATGTGATTGTTCATTCCCATCAGTCTATAATGAAATGCTGCCTGACAAAGCTGAACTGTTGCACATAACAAGGTACTTGCACCTGATTCAAGGCTCTGGCTCAGGCTGTTATAGAATTGCTCCACCCTTTCTGGGAGTCTCTCCACTAGGCCAGTCTCCAAACAGGCAGAATTCCACCTGAAAAGAGGTTTAATGTTTCTTCCGAAAGCATACCAGTCTGAATTGTATTCTATCAAGTTGACTGTTCCACACGAAGTTTTTGCTTTGCTTGTCCATATGCTAGAATATTCAGCCAAATTTTCCTTCCACCAGAGCAGTATGATGACCAGAATGACATACACCTTTTTGTCAGAAGGGATGCTAATCAATGCCCCAGAGTCATCACTTCCCTGGACTATTGTGACTTGGCTGGGGATCTTCATGTTATTCTTCAAGATGTCTTGGGTCATCCTCTTCCAAGATGTTTGAATTATGTCATGCTTCAAACAAGATGCACAGTGACAAATTCCCTGGAACATGCCAAAATCAACCTCAACCATTGATCCTCTACACTCAAGGAATGGGCATTCACCTTTGTGGAAGGACTCCCTCATCCTGATATAATCTTCATTTGTTGAAAATGTCTTCATATTTGTGTCCAAATTAGCAATCAACTCAGGAGGAACAGCTATTCTCTTCTTTGTCCATAGCCAGTAAGACATGTATAAGAAGCTCTGAAGTTCATCTCCACAAAAAAAGTTCATCTGATAAAAAAATTGTGAAACATGGTTTCTTTGACACCACTTGCTTGCATCTGCTGACTTGTTAATGGATATGTGTGCTCCCATTGCATTTTCAGAATTCAATTCATGTTCTTTCATGAAGTTCTTCTTTAAGGATGGATTGCATACAGTGTCATTCTCAAAAAATTTTGCAATTGTTTTTGCAATCAATTCAGCATGAAATTGTATCATTCTGGCCAAAATTTCAAGGATGTGTATTTCCCTGACTCCGTTGTGCTGATCCTTAATCATGCTATCACTAAAAAACCAGCCTCTTTTCTGTAACACCTCCAGACAATATATAGTTACTCTCATGGGTGTTGGGGCATTATTCCCTGTTTCTTCACAATATTGATGTATCATCTCAGAGAGGGTTGTGATGACTCTAGGTCTTTTTCCCTTTAGATCTGGGTTGAGCTCCCCAAACTTTTTCATGAATTCCTTCTTTGTGCATCCCTCCACCCAGTCTGGAAGTTTCTGTCCTTTACTGTAGTTCTTTGATGATGCTTTCAATGTTGAGATGGTGGAAAACCTCACACGGGACAATTCCCTCCATATCTGCTTTCTCATGAGTTCAATAACACTTGGGCCATGCATTTCTTGTAGGACCAGATGGCAAGTTTCAAGGTGATGTCTCTCTAGAGCATAGTCCCATCTGTGCTTTTCAGGCTTCTTCAGCAAACCCCATATTGGCTTCCCTTCTCTTGTAATGTCATTCACAGCCTCCATCTGTGCCTTAACTATTTTGTTAAACATCTTGAAGGACTGATCCCCCATGGAGCTCTTGTTTTTGGTTACAACGTAAGAGAAGTAAAACGAATCAACTAACTGTTCAATAGTAATGAAGGAATCATGGTAAACACATTTTAAATTCTTGTACTCCCACTCAATTCCAGTTGTCCTTTTCCTGGGCCTTCTCAGGATCCTGGTTTTCCTGTAATAATCCATTATTCCTCTCATCCTCTTCAATGTAAATACTGTCAGCCTGCTCCTCAGGACATCTGGCAATCTCTCAACATACTCATTGACATTGGACCCCATCTCTTGGAACAATTTCATGTAAAGAAATCTAGTGTTGGTGAGCATCTCTTCATGATCCAACTTATTATTCAAGTATGTCAAGGTCATGTATCGAAGGCATTTGAAATAATCCACTGGCAATGCTCTTTCACCTTTGAAGAAAGGTATTTTGAAATGTTGTATCAAATGCAAGGCTATCATGCTTATGTACGGTCCGGCCTTCACAAAGTGTTCAAGGTATGATTCAGTTATTGAAACTAGGTCTGAGACATGATAGTTTTCAGTCTCCCACATTCTAGGGCCAATTCTTCCTGTGTCAATGTTTTCAGACTTTTCTTTCAGGAATGCACAAAAGAAGAAAACATGACTTCCAGTTGGGTATAGGAATAATATTACAGGGTAATCCCTCAGTGGTTTTATTAAC